AAGTACAACCTGATATTGCGTCTCCAACCCTACCCGTTCCTACGTTATTGGTGAATACTGTTGTTGATCCTACTGCTATTGGTGCCGAATGTGAAGGACATGGTACACCTGGAAGTAAGTGTCCTGTGTTGTCATCACCTTGTCTTGAAACAGGAATGTTGTTAGCAAATACATTTGGAGAGCCTACTGCTCTTGTCATTCCGCTACAATGGGCAACGTCGTCGTCACCAATTCTAGTTACTGCTGGCATATGATCTCTCCCTTTTAACTAACTCTTGTAGTCTATCATTCCACTGTTCAATTTCTTCATGCTGTTCATCTGAATGTGGTGGTTCAGGAACACTAGGTGCAAACTTTATTATATGATCGAATTCATTAGGTATAGCTTCATACTCAGTATATGTGACCAGTTTACCTTTGTCCTTTATAACAAACTCGTGCATACTAATATTTATGTAAGATTATTTGCGAACTAGGTCAGCCATACCAGCGGGTGCTTGTACAATATTACTTGTCTGCTTGGTATATGCGTCTGCAAATTCTGAACGTGTCTTGTGTATTAAAGTAATCGCTCGATGTTTAATACTATATGATTTACTCATATCAGCAGTAAACAAAAACTGTTGTAAACCAATCCCTTTTTCACTAGCAACTAGTGTAAGTGGTTTGTTTACTTTAATAGTCTTTTCGTCATCTGCTTCAAACTTACCTACAAGTTCTTCACCTGATGCAAGTTTAATTGTAATAACATCTCCTACTTTGTATGCTGGTTCAATTAACATAATTTCTCCTAATGGTTGTGGTTCATTCCTGTATTTTCCATAACCTCAACTAATTGTTCATACCCTCCTACATACTTACCGTGTAGTATAATCTGCGGAGCAGTTCTTGGCATGGGCAATCCGTTTACTTCAAACTCTTTCATAAGAGTTTCTACTTGGATATCCTTTCCAATTACACTTTCAGTATAAGGAATCTTCTTGTTATCTAATAACATCTTTGCTTTTACACAAGAAGGACAATTAGGTTTAGAATACACAACGGTAGTACTAGGTGTAGCTTGTTTAGTTTCCATTATAGTTTAAATCCTTTTAGTGAGTCAGTACTGACATCTTGTTTAATACCACCAACAATATAACTTTCAACTTCTGTTTCTTGTGGTGCTACTTGTAATCCTGAAGAACTCAACCAATGCTGTGTCCATGGTAGAGGATTCTGTGTTGATGGTGTATCAAATATAGGTTTGTATCCTAATGCTTTTAATCTTTTGTTAGCAATAAACTCTACGTAATTGCCTAACAGTTTTTCATTAAGACCAATAATTGATCCGTCTTTCATTAAATGATGTGCCCACGCCTTTTCTTCTTCAACGCAAGTTTTCCACATTTCATATACTTCAGCTTCACACTCTTTTGCAATTGACTGAAACTCTTTATCGTCTTCACCACGCATCCAATTCTTAATTACGTGCATACTTAAAGCAAGGTGTTGACTTTCATCTCTAGCTATTAAACTAACAATCTTTGCAGAACCTTCCATAAGTTTTAGTTCACCAAATGCAAAGGTACAAGCAAAAGAAACATAAAAACGTAATCCTTCTAAGATGTTTACGTTCATCATTGCTAAGAACATCTTCTTCTTAACATCTCTCATTGTGCCTTTCTTTAAGTGTATAAACTTATCAGCGGCTTCTGTGAACGCATCATAGTTTTTAGTAACACTAATTGCTCGTTCAATAATTTTATCATCGTCTAGGATAGTATCTAATACTTCACTAGGGTCAGCATATACGTTCTTCATAATGTGTGTATAAGAACGACTGTGTATAGTTTCAAAGAAATCCCAAGTAACAATGCAACCTTCTAGTTCAGGTATACTTACGTGTGGTAAGAAAGCTAAACATGGTCCTCTACCTTGTACACTATCTAATAGTGTTTGGTATTTTAGATTTGCCGTGAAGATGTGCTTTTGCTCAGGACGAAAATTTGCATAATCGCTTCTGTCCTTTTGTAATGAAACCTCTTCAGGTCTCCAAAAGTAACCTAGCATTGTTTGATTTAATTTATCAAATACTGGAAATTTGAATACATCATACCTTTGTGTATTCTGATCGGGTCCAAAGAACATGGTGCTCTTTGTAAAGTCTACTTTTTCTCTGTTAAATACTGTTTTTGCCACTTATTGTTCCTTCCTATATAGCACAACTGTCACATACTTCTTCTTCATCTTCTAGTGGTTTGCCATCTGGAAGTCCAACTTGTGGTTCAAAAGAATTTGTAGTCTCCGTTTTAATTTCCTCCTCATTTGGATCAGATTTGAAATCGTAAGTGTTTTGATAGTAAGATGTTTTCCAACCGTATTTGTAAGTTGTCAACATATCTTGTAACATAACACTCATTGGAACTTCATTGTTCTCAAAGTGAGTTGGGTTATATGACCAATTACCACTAATGGCTTGATCAAAGAACTTCTGCATTACTGCTACGATATTTATGTAGCCTTCGTTACTAGGCATATCCCATAATAGGGTATAGTGATTTTTTAAAGTCGTATACTGCGGAACAATCTGCTTAAGAGGCCCTTTTTTGCTCTTTTTAACGGACAAGAATCCTCTAGGAGGTTCGATGCCGTTTGTTGCGTTCGACACAATGGAACTGCTCTCCGAAGGCATTTGTGCGGACAATGTGCTGTGCCTAAGACCGTGGTCCTTAATGTCATTGCGAAGAGAATCCCAGTCATACTTTAATGTTATCGAACATACTTCGTCCAATTCCTTTTTATATGTGTCAATCGGCATAATGCCATCACTATATTTAGTGCGATCAAAGTACTCACATTTTCCTTTTTCTTTTGCTAACTCGTTACTTGCTACTAACAAATAGTATTGAAATGCTTCAGATAGTTCGTGTACTTTAGTAAGTGCTTTCTTATCTGAATACTTACAACCTTGTTTTGCTAGATAATGTGCAAGTCCTATGTATCCAACACCTAATGAGCGTCTAGCTTTAGTACTAACCTCTGCGGCTTTCACTGGATACTTCTGATAATCAATAACTTCGTCTAAAGCTCTTACTGCCAAACCACATAAGTCTTGTAACTCATCTAAGTCTTTTAGTGTTCCAACATTAATAGCAGAAAGAATACATAATGCAATCTCTCCTTCTGGATCATCAATGTGTTGTAAAGGTTTAGTAGGAAGTGTAATCTCTTGACATAAGTTACTCATATATACTGTGTCTTTAAATGAACTGTGTGTATTAGAATGATCAACGTTCATTATATAGATACGTCCTGTTTCAGCTCTCTCCTTGATTAGAGCAGAAAACAATTCCATAGCTTTAATCTTACGTTTCCTCAAAGAAGTTTTACGTTCATATTTTACATATAATTCTTCAAACAACTTTTGGTCGGCATAAAAAGCCTCATATAAATCTGGTACATCGTGTGGTGAGAAAAGAGTTATGTCGGCGTCTTGTAAGAGCCTTTCGTACATTAATTTATTCAGTTGAATTGAATAATCTAATCTACGTACTCTGTTATCCTCTGTACCTTTATTATTTTTTAGTACAAGGATATCATCTATCTCATAATGCCATAAAGGGAAGTGAGTAGTTGCATTACCGCCACGTACTCCATTCTGTGTACAACATCTTACAGTTGACTCGAACTTTTTTAGAAACGGAATCAGGCCTGTGTGTGCTACTTCACCACCTCGTATTTTAGAGTTGATAGCTCTAATGCGTCCTGCATTAATTCCTATGCCTGCTCTTTGTGCCGTATATCTTCCAATCGCCATATCACTGCTAAAAATAGAATCAAGGGTGTCATCAGTATCAACAAGGACACACGAAGCAAACTGCCTAAGAGGAGTGCGGACACCGGCCATGATTGGCGTTGGGATATTGATTTTAAAAAGGGAGGTCGCATCATAATATCTCCTTACGTAACTCATACGTGTTTCTTTTGGATAGTCAGCAAATAATGTCGCCGCTATCATCATATACATAACTTGTGGTGACTCGTATATTTCTCCTGTACTTCTGTCTTGTACAAGATACTTGTCAACAATTTGTCTTAGCCCTGCGTAGGTAAAGTTTTCATCTCTGTTATGTTTAATATATTTGTTTAATTGTTTTAATTCTGTTTCAGTATATTTTTCTTTAATGGAGTTGTCGTAAACGCCTCCTGCTATATTTCTATCTATAATTTTTAATAATGAAATCGCACTATACTGACCAAACGTTTCCTTATAGATAGGATATAATAATAATCTTGCCGCGGCGTATTGATAATTGGGGTTTTCCAACGTAATCAAATCATTCGCTGACTTAATAAGTATCTCTTGTATTTCTTCTGTAGACATTCCATCATAAAATTGAATATTAGCCGTCATTTCAATTTGTGAGGCACTTGTTCCTGTTAGCCCTTCGGTGGCTTCTTCAACAACAAAATGAATTTTATTAATGTCTAGGGGTTCTACCGAACCATCGCGTTTTTTGATTTGTATACCAACGCCATTTGACATTCTACGTGCTCCTAGTTTAAAATTTAATTCCTAATTGATAATGTATTTATTGTAGCCAGGGCATCTTATAAATGCGTTGTGAAACAAAGTTTGTGGGTAATTCAGTCTTTTGAACAACCTCATTATATTTGTAGCACAAAATATTATTTTCGATACAAACAGGATAACAATACTCCTCATTATCGTGGTCTCTAACAATATGTATCTCGATGTTGCTTCGAGAAAACCTATTAGTTAATAATAAAGTGTAACATACTCCGAGGCTATTTGTCAAGTCGCAAATGCTGTTTTGAGCAAGTAGTTCCCAAGGAGTAGGCCAAGTAGCTTGGTCCCATGGGTCAACACCTAATTTCGATCGGGGTAATTTGTTATAGTAGTCCACAACATCTTGTAATGGGTTGAGACTTACCTCTAGTTGTTCTCTAAATTTAGTCCAGTTAACGAGTTTAAGCTCGTAATTGTCATTTGGCATATTAAGTTTTGTATCTTACTTTGAATAATATATCGCCTGTGTCACTTGTAGTCGTGTTCTTCATTGATATAACTACTGTGTCTCTTGCTCCATTGGAGTCTTCGTCTGTTAATTCACAACTGAATGTTAAATTTAATTCGTAAGTTGATGCACCTGAGTATGTAAAGTCATCTGTAATCTTTGTTGTATTGTCTGCAAGGTTACATACAATATCTAGTGTACCTTCTCTAACTGCATTAACTAATGAACTTTTGTAAATGTAGTCAACTACAACACCTCTAGTAGAGTAACCTGGTACTCTAAGAATTCTTGTTGCAGTATTTTGTTGTGTTACAGGAAATCTGTAACTAAATTCGTTATCAAATACGCCTGGTCCTTCTACTTCTGGAACATAAGCATATCCTGACATAAAGTTTTGATCATAACTTAAACTAGATGTTCTGTCAAACCAGTCAGCAGTAGATGAGTTAGAAAGAGCAGTACCATCTGTAAATTTAATAATACTGTAAGTAGCATTACCTTCGTTACCACCATTGTTTCCAACACCTATATATCTATTATTGTGTGAAGTATTAAAGTTTCCTTTATGTACCCAAAGAGCTTGTCTATCTATGTCGTGGAATTCACTCGTTGTAACTACGTTACGTTGCGGTCCAGTCGCCATTCCTGTTTGACCTATGTTTGTAGACTCACCCCAAGCAATTCCGTATCTTAACGTATCGAACTCACACTTGTCAAAAACGTTTTCTACTACGTCGTAATCTGAACGTACTCCGTAACCATTGCTTTTAAATTTAATATCTTTAAATGTATTTCTATTACAAGAAACAGCAGTTGACAAACTAACCATTTTAATACCAATTTGGTTTGCTCCTGGTACTCCGCCAGTTGCCCAAGTTCCTTGTATTTCTAAATCTTCAAATGTACTTTCTTTACATGAAGTTAGTAATATACCTGTGTTTGTAGTATTTTGTACTAAAGTCATACCCTTTAACAAAATCTTTTGTGCTTGAGTTAACGTTGTACTTGAACTGTCTTGTGCATAACTTCCTGGTGTTGATCCTGAGTTAACAGTTTCAAATATAGGAACGTTGCCACCTTGTGTAATTTTTACTTTATCTTTTCCTGCACCAACTAATGTTGCGTAAGGTGGAAGTTTCAAACTTGCACTTAATAAGTATTCACCTGCTGGTATAGTTAATGTTACTCTACTTGCAGTTGAACCTTTAGTTGCAGTATTAAGATATAATTGATCAATAGCTCTTTGTAATACTACTGTTTGATCTGATCCATCACCTGTAGCACCATAAGATTTAACACTTACTTCTTCGTCTAAACGTTCTTGTAGTGTTCTTGTAACAGGCAACATAGCAGTTGAGCCTGTTTGCATTGTAGTAATTTCTTTTTGATATGTATATTGATCTGCGAAGCTGAATAAGTTATCATGCTGAGTTAGTACTTTTGTATTACCAACTGCTGGAGATCCTTCTGAAACAGATCCGTTACCTATGTAAAGTTCTCTAGTATCAACTGCCCAACCAAACTCACCACCTGCTAATTGTGGTACGCCTGATCCAACGTTCTTTTGACCTCTACGTACTTGTATTCTTGAAATTTGTACTATCGCCACTTACTTGCTCCTTATACATTGTATTTATGCGAAACGGTCATAGTACATATACACACGATCCCACCATTTTGACTCCCAATGTTTAAAATCGTCTGGCCATAGGTCAAATTGCTGATACTGTCCATCACGAGAACACATAAAAACGTGGCCTTCTTGTATTTTAGTACCATATACTTCATTGTGGGCTAAGGCATAGGCGGCTAACTGTAATTTATAGTCATCTACCCATTCTTCTTTTTTAGGCTTGTTTGTTTGTTTAAAGTCCATGATACATTCCACGCCGTTAAACACGCCTACGAGGTCTGTAGTACCGGCATAAATCTTCGGGTGGTACAATGCTACCTCAGAACCCCATATTTCGTTAATATTAGCTACTGCGTTATCTTTAATAACACTAGCCATACTATTTGCTTGTTGACTAAAAGGATTACTACCTGCTTTAGGCCATTCACCTGTCTCTACATAGTCTTCTAAAAATTTGTGCATACGAGTACCTACACTTGCGGCCTCTGTAACAATTTCCTGTGCTTTCTTTTCACCTACTCTTTTACGCCAGTTATTAATAGCTGTCATATCTTTAGTTTTGCTTAATATAGTTGTTACACTTGCAACCTTACTTCCATCGGGACAAGCATAAAGCCTTTTTCCATCTACAGATTCTCGCTTTAACTCTTTATAGTCAAACTTCTTTTTGATCAGACTCATTAGCCTCTCTCCATTTTGCTTTAAAATTAATTACAAGACAACGTCTTTTGTGCTTGTAAGGATAAGTTGCATGATTAACATTTCCGTTCATAATAATAGTCTTTCCTGGACTAGGCGGAAACTCATGAATTTCAATTTGTGTATTAGGGTGTGCCATCATTGTAACAAGACATCCGTCTTGTGTAGACATATCTTCTTCTTCTTTATTATCAAAATACATAACTGTACTAATTAAGTTTTCCTCGTTTGTATGATTGTGTATGCTTTGATAACCATATGGGTTATATGTAATATACCAAGACTGGTCTGGTTCAATATGTTCTATTGGAATATCTAATGCTTGTATTTTCTTTAAGACCCACATAACATAATCAAGTGATATAGAATTTAAGTCTATACTGTTTTGTGTTCTGTCTGGATACTCTGTTGTTTCTGTGAAGGAGTTTAACATTACCTTGTGCATAGTGTCGTAATGTTCGTATTCAGTTTCTATTAAAAACTGTCCAGAAGCAAAGTAATTATTGTCCATCTTTCATCCAGTCGTGCCTGTCAGGGTCTAGTGTATGTACCATACCAGGTAAGTTTTCATCTGGTGCATAGTATTCAAAGTCAAAGTCAACAACAAATGTTCTACGTGGTTTCTTTGCAGGATAAACACCATGCCATACTCTGCCGTCCATAATAACTGTTCTACCCGGATAAGGTCCAAACTGTGTCATTACCTGTGTTCCATCTGGGTTAGGCATTAATGTATATAACATACCATTGTCTGCTGATTGTTCGTTAGTACCTGTTGAAGGTTGTGCGTCCATGGCCATTACCATACTAATACATAGTGGACCATGATTGTGTATTGCTTGATAACCTCCGTCATCATAATCAACACACCAACACTTACTAACTTTAATATTTTTTACTGGAATTCTATTTTTTCTAATCTGTTTCATTACCCAGTCAAGTAACTTATCCCAATTAAGTTTATCAAACTTACTTTGATCTATTGGTGGAAAGTTTGATCCTTTGTTATCTTTATTAATATCAAATTCTGTTTCGTTTAATGTTTGTGAACTAGGAAAGCCTTTTTGTTCTGGCGTTTCTGGATTCATTTTATCTGAACGTACTACACTACCTCCCCACTCTGGTAAGTTCTTAGGAGTTACATCATATTGATATCCTCTAAATGTAGTTTTAATTCTAGCTTCGTCTTCTCCTCTAAATTCTTCGTTCTCAAATAATGTTAAGAACTCATCATAAAAAGGACATTTCGTATCTATAATCCATTGATTCATTGCACTATGAAATTCCGTATTTGAATTAGGATTTCTATTTGCAAAATTCTCAGGTGCTATGTGTTCAGTCTTTTCCGTCGCCATCTTCTCGCCTTTCATCTACCCACGGGTGTTCCCAACTTGTATAATAAGGATCATTAAAGTTAGGATCGTCCATGCCGGTTACTACTTTTACTTCAGGGACATAGTGAGTTAACATATTTTCAACACCCATCTTTAATGTTACTGTACTACTAGCACAACCTGAACAGGCTCCGCTCATTAACATAAGTGCTTCACCTGTTTTCATATCAAAGTCTTGAAGTTTAACAACACCTCCGTGCATTTCAACTCCAGGTTGGATATGTTTTTCAACAACGTGATTAATGTTTTCTACTATTTCTTCTTTTGTTCTATCTGTCATAATATTATATTACTTCTATCTCTACCATCGGCGTTGATGGTAAATGTTATTCGGTCGCCATTACTTTTACTTGCTTGAGTCTTATGAGTCATCCAGCCAGGAAAAAGTACGACGTCGTTTGTATTTACATTAACTTCTCTCCAGTAGTCATGTATTGTTTTCTCAGGTATACGTGAGTAGTGTGTCCAGTTAGTTCTTAACAGTTGTTCAAACATTATGTTACCACTATCTTCTGGAACTTGTATATAAGCCGAAACCACTACGTTAGTTGAACCATGATCATGAGGTAATGTATGAGCATTGATATTATGTATGTTAGTCCAACTACCCGTAGCGACAACGTCTGTATACTGAACGTCCCATTCACGTAAACAAATTTCTATCTTGGGTCGTAACCAAGTCATAAATTCTTGATTGCACTCCCACATATGAGGTGGGTTAGGATGGCCAGCAGTTGACTTGCCACCATCTGCTTCTGTTTGATGAAACTCCGCTTCTTTAGATTGGTAATCTAAAAATGAGTCTACATCGAATCCGGGTGTGTAATTATATTTCCAAACTAGGTTTGGAACGATCTTTACTTCGCTCATTGTTATACCTCATTACCTAATAGTATATAACAAAAAAACTAGTTTGTCAAGTTAAAGATTGGCTTGGGTTGCTCGTTGTGCCATTTGGTCTACTTGGTCTGGAGCATTACTTTGGACTGGTGCATCAGCATCAGCTTCTTTTTTAGTAGAAAGGCTAACACCTTTTTCATCAAAGTTCTTTACTAGATTTGCTAATTCTGGATTGGCATCATATATTTGTTTGAATCCATCATAGTCAAACTGTTGCATATCCATATTTTGCATTAATTGGTTAAGTGCTTCGAATGAAAGATAGGCAGGCTGATCTTGAGAATCAGCACTACCTATAGTGTTTCTAAAAATTTGAACGAGTGCGTCTTTGGAATTTGTTGCCTCAGTTACTTTACTGAAGTCTTTTTTTTTGAAGTTTCGTTAGTCTTTTTTTTTGAGTCAGTAAGCATTTGGCCTAAGCGTCTGCTTCTTTGTACAGATTCACGTTTTTCTCTATCTGCAACTTCTTCACCGCCTGTTGCTGGTTCACTTGCTCCGAATTCATCTGCTACTGGTTCTTGTTCAGCACCTGCGTCCGCATCAACTGTTGGTTCCATATCTGCAACTGGATCCTCTGCAGGAGCCTCAGGGTCTGTTCCCATAGTTGCCGGAGCGCCTTCGCCTGTTACGATAGCTACGCCACCTGTCATTGCTTCTCTTGTAGTTTCAAAAACTGTATATAGATTTTCTAATGCTGGTTTTACAGTATTAATAAATTCTTCGCTCTTTTCAGAACCAAGTTCGTCTCTGATTTTATCGCCTAATTCTAGCATTGATTCAGTTTGCATTTCTGCTGTGTCTTCCATCCAGCCTGTAATTCTGTCAACCATGTCTTTAGCCGCCATAACCAAAGTAGCTTCTTCTTCAGCACCTTCTTTTACTTCTTCTTTAGCTTCTTTGTCTTTGATTGCTTTTTTCATTGGTTCTTTTTTGTCGCCATCTTTGTCAGCGTCAATAAAGTCTGGTTTTGCTTTAGTTCTTTCAGCAATTTCTTGATTAATTACGTCTAGGAACATTCTGCCTTTTTGGTAAGCATCGCTAGTATGTACAGTATCAAAACTTTCATTAGTTTCAACTGCTGACAACTGTGTACGTAATCTATTACGTGCATCTTCTAGCTGTTCATTAGTAAAATCATCTAAACGTAACTTTGTTCCGAATGTTTTTGCTAGTGACTCATTTAAGTCTTTAGCTGATACAATTTTAAGTTCTGTTATTTTCATATCTCTTATTCCTAACTGTTATAGTTATTTATCATCAATCGTCGAATACATACTCGTCTAATTGGCAAATATAATCCCAAGTATGGTCTTTAGCCAGTTCAAAACGCATTTCTGCGGCTTCTCTACGGAATTCATCGTCTGTAGACTCTATAGTATGCTTAAAGAAGATGCTGTCCATATAGTGTTTACCCAGGTTTTGATCCAATCTAAGCACCTCTACTTCTAGATTTGGGTTATTTCTAGCTCTTGCTTTAGAGTATGCTATTGCTCCACGTTTACTAAAGGTTGTAGCAATTCTTTTATGTGTCTTAACATCAAATAGTATAAATCCACCTTCTTTTTTGGATTCTCTAAATATCGTATTCTTTATGCGTACTGACTTACCTTTACCTTTTACGAATGGCATATGAACTCTCTTGAGTCCACTTTCCATTATGTCGTCTAAGTCTGCTTTAAGTTTAGTCGGGTTCATTAGCAACTACCACTATCATTCCATTACGATTAACTTTAGTTATTAGAGCTTTTCTAATAAGTCCTTCGATAACGAATTGTTCTCTTTCAGGGAAACTGTTCATTGGTAACGGATTTTGTACTTTTGCTAGTACTTCTTTTTCTTCGTTACTTGTTTGAACGGTGAATTCTCCAACTAGATCATTTATTTTCATTAGACTACCTTACCTGCCATTGGATTACTTCCTACGGCTTGGTCTGCTTTCTTTTTGACTATTGAATCTAGTTCTTTTCTATTATATACAAATGCTTGAGGCTCTCCTGGTTTGGCCTCAGGATTTTTCAGTGTTACTGTATCTCCTTTAACATCATCTATATCGAATTCAGTTTCTTTTCCCCCTTGAGTGGGTATTGCTATTTGTTTACCTTTTTTAAGTATAGCTTGTGAAACTTTGCTTTGTGCTTGTTTTACGGCTTTCACTGCCTTTGCGCCTATGCCTTTTGCGGCGTTGGCACCAATCTTACCTAATTGAGCTCCCATCTTAACGCCAGCTTTTGCCGCCGCTGATCCCATCTTCGCACCAACACGGCCAGCAACGGCTCCTATTGCAGGTACTACTTCAACAATCTCTTGTTCTTTGATAGGTGATGTAAATTCTTTAGCTCTCATTATTTTCTTCTCGGTATTTTTCTTCCAGTTCTAAATTTCTTTCTTCTTGTTGGAGCTCTTTTATATTTCTTCTGTGTCTGTTGCTTGTTAGCTTTTGTAAGTCGTTTAGTTAATGCTCCTGCTCTTTTAATACGTGCAGTCTTAACTTTCATTACACTAGCCTTACGTGCTTTAGCTCTCTTTATATTTATAGCACTTCCAACTCTCTTCTGTGCGTTACAGGTTGACGGTTGTGCTACAATTCTGCCCTTACGTGATCCACTTGTACATCTGTACTTACGAACCATTTTACCTTTATTTCTTCCCCAGATTTGAATAACACCTTCTTTGATAGATTCTGTCATGATCTCGTTGATCTTCATTATCTTCTTCCGGCTTTATTCAATGCTTGTACTCTACGTGAAGCTGGGTTAGTACGTTTTGTACGTCTAGCCTTCCTCATCATACGAGCACCTATTCTAGCTCTAGTTCTTTTTAATGTTAGTCGTGCCTTCATATTAGGAGCCGCAAAGCATTGTGACATCTGTTTAACAATACGTCCTTTACGTCTACCTACAGTACAACGGTACTTACGAACGACCTTTTTACCAGATCGAGCCCAGATTTGTTTTTCATCTATTGGTTCGTATATCTCACGTACTAGCATATACGTATTTATGTTTGTTTTGGGTGTTTGTTTTGTTTTAGGAAGGGTAGTAAATTATATTACATATTCATTAGTACGACTACTAAAGTTGAAAGTAGTCCAGCTATTATAGTGCCTGTTGCACCTATTATAACTTTTACCATTGATTTATTTCCGTTTGTGATGTCGGCGTGGATATGCTCTACTTTAGTCTCTATTTTAGAGAGACGAAGTTCTAAATTATTATATCTCTGTTCGCACAAATCAACGTGTGCTTCTAAGTTTTCTCGTTCTAAAGTTGTGGCTCTTGCCATCTTACACTCTCCATTCCGTTAATTATCGTGGAAGGGGCCTATAATATAATCGCCTAAAATAGATGTAATGTTTGCCTTGTGCCTTTGTATTAATATTTATTTAATACCTACGTTTCGTTATCTACTAACTTAAAAATGATATTTCTTGTTGCATCATCTTTAGTTCTAAACGCATTATTATTTATCGTAATAGACTCGGTAAGACCAGCAATTACTGGTACTAAATCAAAGTCATCTTTAAGAGCTTCTACACTTAAAGCACCTATTTGTTCAATAGTAAATGTGAAATACCACAGTCTTTGTTTACCTGTATATTCACTGCCAAACTCGCCATTAGTAATATCAACGTCTTCAACACATTTTGGTGAAGCGTCAAAGTATGGGTTTGCTCTCAGGCCTACAACTTGTAAGAAAGTGTTCCAATTTGCTTGTTGGTTGATAGCTTTTCTATCTTCACTTCTAAATTTGGTTTGTCCTGTTTGAGTTATATCTATTAATGTAGCAATCTCAAAGTTCATACTCATACTTATAGTCATAAAAAAAGGGCGGAACAAATAATGAACCGCCCTTTAGTGTATTTGTTAACTTAATTAACGTTTACTAATTAACTATGGATTACGCCGCAGTTAAAGTAGTAGCCGCAACTACGTCTGAACCAGTAACGTCGATGTTGTTTGGTCCTACAGTAGTTCCTAAGTGTCTAACAGCCGCTTGTAAAGAAGCCGCGTCCCACTGAGATGAATCAACTAACAATGTAGCCGTTCCAGCATTAGAGTCAGTTACTGACATTCCTAATGTGTTACAAGCCATTGCGATTGCTTCAACAACTTCGTTAGCCGCGTCGTCTTCAGCTCTGATATCTCTAGCAGAGTTAGATGCGTTTTGTACTGTTAGTAAGAAAGCGCCGATGTTAGCACTTGTTCTGTATGATCCAACAACGTAGTTGCCGAATCCGTTTACTCTTGTTATTCCAGCCATTTTATTTCTCCTATTTTCTAATGACCAACATACTTTTCTCTTGTATGATGTTACTAGTATTTATAAGATTTGGTAATAAAGTGTGGATTAACGTCTTTTTTTAGCTCGATTTTCTAGGGATCGTAGCATTTGAACGTATCCTGGCCCTGCTTTTACTATATTATCTATTATTAGTATTGCAGGTAGGTATTGTTTAACAAATGTACTTGGAATACTTTTGCCGTCTTTTGCAAGTTCTAAAAACTTTTTAGTACCTACTAAATTCTTTGCACCAACTAAAAATCTATACATAGATAGTTCTTGTCCTGTTACTCCTATGTCTGGACTTGATACTGTTGGTTCGTTGTCTTTAATTGATGCTGTTTCTAAATCTCTTTCAGCAACAAGTTCTTCTAGGTAGATAATTAAATCACTACTTCTAAGTTTGGCTCTAGTAGCAAGTGCTAATCTAGTTGCTACTTTTTTCTTATCCATTGTTGATAGTCTATCAAAGTTGCCTAGGTATCTACGAGTGGCTTTATAGTCTGCATTGGAGATATGTAATGCAGTTTCTATACTCATAAATGTTTCACTAGGTCTAGATACCATTCCACTTGATAGTGTTGTTAAGTATCTATTGATATTCATTTTTGGTAGTGTAGTTCTACGTGCTATCATTCTAGCACTATCAGGATCTTTAAGTTTTGCTAAAGCTTCATCATCTCCATTTACAAAGTAAATGAAGTTATGTAAGTCAGTACCATGCATTTGAAAACGTGCATAATTTGTATCTTTAGTTTTCTTTGCATAAGCTCTCGCATATGGTACATACTTTGGATATTTGCTCAGAAGCTCAAGAACTAATAAAGACAAGTATAGTCTTTCACAGCAATCGTTATAGGTTAACTTTGCTGTATCTCCCGAGTTACGGGTCATTCTAGCTTCGTATAGCTCTGATAAGAACTCCAGTTCCACTTAACTTACTCCTTATACAAGTTTAGCTTGATATTGTCCTTCATATGAGCTTTTTGGTTGCTCTTTAGGACTATACATATCAAAGAACTTTGCTTTCATGTCTTCAGGTGTTTTTGCACCTAATAAAGCACCTAGTACTTCTTTCTTTTTGTTTACATCATCTGTAAACTTTCTTTTCTGGTCTTGATTATAGTTCGAAGTTAACATAGCCGCGATCATTTTAGCCTGCCAACCAGTTATTGGAAACTTACCACCGTCTTCAGTTGAAACACTTTTAACTGGGTTAGGATTTCCTTGTGAGTCTATCACTTTGTGAACTTGGTTAATCATCGATACGTGCTTATCACTATATCCTTTATCTAAATCCCCATCATCTTTATCAGCAGGATCTATTTGTTTCTTTAAAGAATCAATAGCATCTTGATCTAAGTCATCAGCTTTGATCTCTTTAATAAAATCAGTTGCTTTCATTTTTATCTCCTATCGTTGTACTGCTCTGTTAGCCGCACTAAAGCCAGCACGATTAACAAATTTAATATCACCATCTGGGTGAGCCAGTACATAGCCTTCCCCACCTGGTTTACTTCCTATTGATGCTTTAACATCAGCAGGTTGATTTTCTAGTTGAGCAATAATATTATTTTTAGTTTTCATTATACCTTCAACTACTTGCCATAGAGCACCAAAGGCTCCTATGTTCGTTTTAACATACTCAGTCATTTTAGCTTTCTTCGGAGCCGAAACTGCCGAGTTCTGTAACCATTGCATAAAGTCTTTGCCTAAGTTGTCTAATCCTGTATCTGTTTTACTATTTACATATTGATATAAAACATTTGAGAAGTCTGTCATCTTCATACTTCTTAATTGTTCTTTGTTAAGTAATGAATCTATTGCACTTGCATTCTTTGTAACGATTGCACTAATTTTGTTTATGCCACTCATATCTACTTGTGGTGGCTCTTGTACAGTGACTGGCGGTAAAACTAATAACTGTTTACCTTGGAATATATCATAATCGGTTAAAGGTTTTTCACTACCATCTGGGTCAACTATTCTATGAATCACAACCCCAGCTTTACTTACTTGAATACGTTTTCCTATGTCACTGTCGGCTACAACTGTATAGGAAACTATATTTGGTTTAAAGGTATATGCTCCGTTACTTAAATCAGGTGTGTTAAAAAATAATAAGTCGCCTTTGAAGTAGCCTTTAAAGTCTTCTGGTATTGCCTTTTCAAACACAGGAAATACAGATTTCATATTACCTGCAAATGCTTTGTAATCATCTGACTTCTCAGATCCTTTTCCTCTGTTTAATAATAATGCTTCTAAGTCATCTCCATTAGTTGCACGGCCATCATAACCTTTTGCAACAAAACCTGACTTGTCTGTAAATACAAATCTTCCTTCATCGTCTCTTCCAAATATAACTGCTGGAGAGCCGTCCCATTTAACTGTAAGTGATTGTGTGTTACCTTTTGTTAATCCAATGATTGAATCAATAACACGTTTTGCACCTGCACTACCTTCCCAAAAGATAACGTCTTCGGCGTGTTGTATACGAGCATCTTCAAATACTGCTTTTCTAATTTCATATAATCTCATTACGGTAACTTCAATCCATCTTTTTCAAAGTAGTCTTTAGCATCTTTAACTAGGTTTTCATAGTTAGGATCTGTTTTAATTTTTGCATTAATAGTTTCAACACTTCTCATATCATCAGCACTTGCATTGTCACCTAATAAAATTTTAGCTACTTCGTTTGGATCTTTAGTTACAGGCTCGTTAGTAATTCTATCTACTAATCCGTTTGTTGGTGACCATTTGTAACCTTGTGCTTTTGCAACAGAGGCTATCATAATCATTCTGTGTTGTCCTTTAAATTCACTGTCAGCCGCACCACGTAAAGCAAACTGCATAAATTTAGGATCACCAAACATTAAATCTGTTTGTACAAAGCCATTCTTAGCATCTCCGTTGATAGGTGTTTTAAAGTGTACACTAATACCTGACTTTGCTATCCAGGCTCTATCATCATCTTTAGGTGCGTTCTTATCTTTCCAGGCTTTTAACTTTCCTACAAGAGCGTCTTTGTTTACTTTCTCTTTATCTACTGCAACGTCTAAATCACCACTAGTAGGTTTAATACCAGTTGAACCTAGCATAAAGTCTACGTGATTAATTCCTGTGATTTTTTCAAGCCATTTAAGTGTAGGCTCTACATCAGCTTGGTTTATTCGTTGAGTTGCCTCAGCACCATCTGGTGTTTTGAATACGTTACCGCCCTCATTGAGTATCTGCATCGCCTATGTCCTTTTGCTTGGATTCAATTATTTTGTCTACACCACGTTTAAACTTACGAGGATCGCCACTTCTAATACTATTGATAAAACGTCTTTCAATCTCTTGTGCAGTTTCCGGATCATAGCTCTCAGTGATCCTATTTAATAAGTTAATAGCACTTTCAATAATGTTGTTTCCAGTAGATTGAATAAGAGCATCATTATTGTCTGTTCTATGAATGCTATTCAATTCTTCTAGTATTGATCTTGTACGTTTTCTCATGGCTTTTCGTTCCTTATACTGTATTTAGTGTTATCAAAATAAAAATAACTAACAAACCGGTTGACGTAGCTACTAGTATATAGTAATATAAGTAGTATTAGACCTAAAAGCGGGTGTCGTATAATGGTAATACCTCAGATTTCCAATCTGATGCTAGGAGTTCGATTCTCCTCACCCGCTCCATATCCTTTGGCAGAGTAGCTCAGGTGGTTAGAGCACCGGACTCATAAGCCGGGGGTCGCAGGTTCGAATCCTGCCTCTGCTACCAATGTTACCGTGACAGAGTGGTTATGTAGAGGATTGCAAATCCTTGTACGGTGGTTCGATTCCGCCCGGTAACTCCATATAACTTTAAGTTATATTACCTCTTGAAAAATATTATGTGTGCAGATAAATATACTTGCACAAAGGGGGCAAGAGTATATGGGAAAATTTAATAATAAAATTATGGCAGAGTTCAATCCACCTAGAAAATGGGTGTTAGGTCGTGACTTGTCATACACTACAAAGGACCTTACAGTAGACGAAATCAAATCACTACAAGATGTTGGTGTTAAAGTTAAACGTGAAACTAATAAAACTGAAACTATTACAGTTAAAACAGGTTTTGTTACAGATTTAGCTTCTGTGCCAAGAGCTATGTGGGCCTTTATTGCTCCATTTGACGTAGCAAGAGCGGCAATTATACATGACTTATTATATAAAACAATAAGACAGTATCGTTGGAAACTTAAAGATAAAGAAGATGCAGACTTAATAGCAAGAGCAAAGAAAGCCTCAGATAGAGTTTTTCATTTAGCTATGCTTGATGCAGAGCCTAAAGTTGCAGGATGGAAAATTTACTCATCTTGGAAAGCGGTAGATTTATTTGGGAATAGCTCAATAGTACCTAACAAAGATAATATTTAATTTTTAACCACAAGAGGTTCAGTAGTGAATGTTTGGTTGGTATTTTATTTCTTGATTAATGGCGTTTGGACCCCGGGTGACTTTGCTCAACCAGATGGATGGTCGAGCATGAAGTATGAGTCATTTAAAAAGTGCGAAGAACGTAAAGTATTTGCACAAGAGAATTTTATTCCAACTTTAGAAAAAGAAATGCAAGGACTAGTTAAAGTTACTTGTCAAACTAATGATCCTAAAATCTTCTGGAAACGTAAAGTACAAATCCCCCAGTTACCTGCAAGTCTTACCAATTCAGAATAGCAAACTTTTGTTTGTTCCAATGTTCTTCAGTAAAGCAACCAAAGGCCTTATGGTTAGGTTGTAGTTGCTCTGCTATTTCTTTTCCTTTATCACAATCTTCTACGGTACCTATTAAGACAGGGTTCTCGTAGTTATATGATAACCAAACAATAACAATAAATTTACTTAACATTTGGAAAAGGTGCTACAGGTTTAGGTGCGACAACAACTTGTTCATTGTCTTCAAAGGATTCAGTTACCCAGTCGTGTATCTCTACAAATATGTTATATGCTAACCAGCCGAATATAACTAATTCTAAACTATAAAGTTTCATTTTATACGCCTTTCATAAAAAAAGGAGCCTTCCCTATTATGGGTTGGCTCCGAGTTAATATTATAATATACTATCAATGTATTATAATGTCAACCTATATTTCTGCACAGGCGTAAGAATTAATTTCTAATCCTATACATACCTCTACGACTTGTGGAGTGTTCCATTGCATCGTATATCTCCAAGTTAGAAGTTACGTGCCGGTTGTCTAACGACCGCGGTCCACAGTACAATAAATGTACTAATAATATATATCTTTTTTAAAATGAACGGCTTATGAATAGAAAGGATATATACTATACAGGAGAAGAAAAATAGTTTTTGCACACTTATCAACTGTTGCGTTTCTAATTCTTGGTTTTGCATTTGTACGTATGATGACAAGCATAACAAGTTTAATAGCAATCAATAACAGCAATAATAATGAGAAGGTCACTTTTTACTGGCCACATACATTGTTCTGCTTTATAACAATATTCACGATGGTACTATTCTGGTGGACAGCAACCCCACTTCAAGATGTAAACTTCTATCCTGATAGCAACTGGAATCTATTCACATACATATTATTTCTTGCAGTTCCAATGCTTATGTTTCTTATAGCAGAAGTAAGTATACCATATAACCACGATAATAAAAGTGTTAATCTACAAGACCATTACTATCAATATCACAAAGTAATACTAGGACTTGCTTGGGTATTACAAATATTCTTAATAGCTAACTTCTTTGTATTTTATAACGAAGGTGATATAATAAGTGCTAAAGTAATAGGTCGTGTTGCTATGTTAATAATAATGTTACCTATGGTGCTATCTCCTAATAAAAAGATACACAGAATAGGAATGAGTATATTCTTTCTAGGATTTATATATACTATACTAAAGTATCACGTCTTTATAGCATAAGAAAGGGTGCCGATGAACGACACCCCGAGATGTTTAACAATTAGAATTGTTTAGCTATTTCTCTCTCTGCTTCAGTGGCAAAGTTTTTATCCCAGTCGTCTAACTTGTCTTTCATAAACTTATCAAACAACGGAGGTATTAGTGCAAGTGCAAACAAGGTGAAGTATCCTACTCCTGTGTTTGGTGCACCTACTTCATCTAGTTCCCAGAAGTGAGTTTCTCCTCTGTCATGATGATCAGCTTGACGACCAATCTCTATAAAGAACCATGAAGTAAACAATGTTGAGTTATCCCAACTGTGTCTATAGTCTATCGGTTGATTTTTAACACGAATTAAACCATAGTGTTCTAAATAGTTAAGTGCTTCTAACTCAAAGTTTGATATAACCCAAACAAGAGCCACACACGCAACACCTAACCATCCGCCTGCATAAAAGAATAATGCAAGTGTTGGTATACTCATAAAGTAACCTCTAATCCATCTGTTACTTAACGTCAGGAAAGGTTTACCTAAACGTTTCAATCTAGCTCTTTCCATATCAAACAAGAACTTTGATTGTCCTAGATGTGATTTGACATAGTGTGAATAGATATCACGTCCACGAGGTGCAGTTGCAGGATCATCTTCTGAAGCTAGTTCTAAATGATGATTGTAAACATGAGCATAACAGAAATGTGCTGAACCACTTAACGCCATCATCCAACGACTTATAATAAAGCTAAAGCCTTTGGTGTGCGATAGTTCATGCCCATAGATTATACCTATGCCTGCAAATATACCTGTTGATAATACAGCACCTAAAAGCTCTGCTCCGTGCATACCATTATATATTTGATAAGCTAGAGCAAGTTGAAGTGCTACAAAGACTGGTAACATCAAATACATTACTGCATTCTGTAACCAGGGGATCCCTAAGGTATCACCGTTCTCATCAAAACCTACACCACGTGTTTGGTGTGTGATAAGAGTGTCAAGTATAATGCCTGCTCCCAACAAGCCTACACCTGTCCATACCCAAACGCCTCCTGCTAACACTCCTGCGAGTGTTACTAATATCAACGTTGGTGCTATGAAGTACCTTATGTTTAATAGAAGTTTTCTCATTGTGTTCTCCCGGCTCTTAACCTGTAGTTTCACAATGTATTACTATGTTAGCACAATAACAAATAATGTCAAGTGCATATTATTATTTATATTACCAAAAAGGAAAGTTTGTTCTTATAAGGATATTAGCATATTATAATATGCTTATGGCTTTAGCCACTTCTTAGATAGTTCGTACCAATACTGTCCACCTTCACGTAAAGCTTCGTTGTCTTTACGTAACTTTTCCATTCGACGCATTATAACATCGTGCTGGAATTGTGATAAAGTTTTGTTAGTGGATTGTAGTTTTTCTAAACGTGATAGCACATCGTCAATCGAGGGACAGGTTATATCAGGAACCTTAGGAGCCTTCCGCTTAATCTTTTGCCATACCTTTTTTTCGAGTGCCATTAATATTATTTAAAGGCTTACTTCGCCAAGTTAAAAAGTAATTTAATGAAGTCCGTTTGGAACTATTAT